TGCTTGCCCTCTATCAATATCACTTTGTCTTATTTGATACTTGAGGAACATTCGAGCAACACCATCAAAGTGCCTCTCCTGGAAGAACTGGACGCCATCATCAATCAAATCCTCGCATTGCTCATCCGCAAGGTTAATCTCCAATACAGGAGCACCTAGCTGCCTTAGACAATACTGTTTAAATTCGGATCTACTTGAGGGTGTTGACATTTAGACACTTATCCTTGCTTATATTTAGGGTGCAGAGGAAATACCTGTGTAAACTAGAATATTACCATTAATCATATTATAGATAGATGCTCCAGTACCAACTAGAACATTATACAAATATCTTCCTTGTGCAAGAGATGAAGTATCAGTAGAACCCATAGACAAAGTAATTTTTCCCGCACTCGTATCAATTCCTGTAACAAAAGTTCCTGCTGGAGTTGTTGTTGCTGCTACACCGGCACCCTTTTGTACTTGGGAAGAAGCAGTCCAATCAGCACTATCAGAATAAAGATTAAATGCTGTATTTGAAGTATCTACTATAGAAAATATAGCTTTAAAATCTGCACCTGTATAGATTGTTAAATTTGATGCTACAGGTACTCCTGCACTTGGATCAAAAGTAATCTTTTTAGTTGCCATTGACTAACTCCTTAAGTAAAGATTTGATTTCACTCATTTCACTTTTTAAGTTAGTAAGGTCTTCTTCCATACTATCTACCTGCTCTCGTTTTACTTTTTTTGCATTACGAGCGGCAATATAATGTTCATATTCAACAGCATTTACATTAACTAATGAACCAGTTCTTGGATCTCTTGCAAGATCTTTATTGTCTTCTACATCATACAAATGTTCCATATCACGCTAATGCAATTGCTCTTAAATCTCTCATTCTTGGTACATAAACTTGGCTATTAGAAGTTAAGACAATCTTAAGTCTAAAAGTTCTAAATGGAGGTAATCGATCTATACTAAACTTATATTCTTTAAATTGTAAAGATCCACTATCAAATCCATAAGCATTAGACTTAGGAACTAATTTATCTGATTGACCATCATTCTTATTAGAATCTATAACTTGACCCCTCACATTAAAGTTTTTATATCCAGGGAATGGGGTAAAGATTGGATTAAATCCTTCTCTATCACTAATTGCATAAAATGCTCTGATATCAGAATCAAGATGTATATGAGCATCTATCAATACTTGTAATGAAGTAGCATTTTGCTCTAAAAGAATCTCTTTTGTGATATATTGACATGCTGTAGGATCATCAGTGAAAGAATTAACTCTCGGATCAGTTTCATAATTCTTAATTACATTGTTAACCCTATTTGAAGTAGTAATAATACTACATCTTTGAGCATCAACAATAGGACTTACACGAGAATCAGTAGTATTCAAGAATAGTCTCAATTGCAAAGATTTATCTCCAGGAAGAGCAGATAATTGCTGTGCTGCATTAACTTTAGATGCAACTGTTCTAGCAGTAGTGAGATAATTCGTCTTATTCAAAGTAATTGGTTCAAATCCATTATTAATCCATGGAATTTCTGATCCACTGAAACTTGTAGCAGTAGTTGTTCTAAGTTCTCCTGATAATGAAGTACCTTGAACACATACATTATGAATAAGTGGTCTAATGAGCTCATAAGGAATATTTTGAGATGCTCTTATTTTATAACCACCCGCAGACTTGTTATTATTCAAGAATAATTGAGGATAACCTACATCATTACTTCTATCATCATTAGCTTCATTATCATCAAATTTCGTAGACATATCCAATTTAACATGATAAGAATCATATGTTATGGGATCTGCAAGTGTTACATCATTTAAATCATGAACTTTATTAACTCGCGCCAAATTAACTCCACCTATTTCATACTTATAGACTGGTGAACCAACAGGATAAGAAACAGCAGGACCACTACCAGCTCTTGATGCTTCTCTTACAACATTGCCACCAATAAGATTACCAGAAACTGAAGTATATTCAATTATTTCATTCCCAATTCTAAGGAATCCAGTATTAGTAGTTCCAACACCAACATTTTCAAAAGTTGAAAAATTAGATGCATCATCAACGGATATAGATCCAGTTGAACCCAACTGATATGCAACTGCTAATTTGGTAGGTTTAATATCAGACTCTACTCCCGAAATTGAAACTTGGTTGTCAGTCCAATACATACCATGATTCTTATGATTTACCTTAATATGTAAACCATCCTTACCAGTAACTTCCTCAATAGAAGATATCTGAACATCTCCACCATGACCACTATTTAAAACTGTAACTGCATTAGCAGTGTTAATATACATAACAGTCTTAGCAGACCCAACAACAAAATTACCTTGAACATTATTCAAAATAAGTTCACTTGTACCACCAACAGAAACAATAGATA